TCTTCTCTGTTTGCTTTTTTCTTTGCTTCTTGTAAATGTTTATGATTGAACCACATATTTTCCTTTCAATTTGTTTCTACGTTTTGTGTATTCTTCTATATTTAGTTTCCAAATAGTTTGCTCTGTACCATTTAATAACTTTCTACTTTGCCAATCTAATATGCCTTGTCTTGCGAGAAGTCCCATTAGTCTATGATTGCGTGCCGCTTTACCATTTGAATGTTCGTGGTGAACATTAGTTGTTAGATATAACTCATTACTAGGACACCATTCAATGAACCTAGGAATAAACTCTCGTTGTGTAATACTATTCCAATCTCCTTTCCCTAATCCCTTAAACGTATCTTGTTGTGGTAACTCACAACCTCTGAATAATATGCGCCAAGCATTCTCACCTACTTCTGGCAATGGATGACAGCCCGCTACTGCAACTATCTTATCATCTTTAATAGCACAAAAATACTCACCTTGTTCTTTGCACCACTCATACTTCATTGCTTTTAAACTAGAATTATTAGTATACCCAAGTTCATCTGCTTCTTTACAGAAGATTTCTAACTTAGGTAACAACTCGTCTGTGATTGGAACTATTTTCATTTGTATGCCGATTTATAAAACAACTTATTATATTTTCGTTCAAATACATCATCAGTACACCAATAATCTTCTTTATCAAACTTTGCATTCATGTTAACATATTTAGTCATTAGCAAGGGACTCTTAATCCACAATCGATTATATCTATCTAATTTATATTCATAGTGTTCATTACATTCAAGTTGTAATTTATGTTTTGTATCGGGCTTAATTAAGAATGTAAATGATGGCACGTGTGTTTCTGTATGTCCATATAAATTCCTAATGGCAGGAACACCTTTTGCAAATAGAGTATCTATCATCTCTTCGGATATAACATTACTATCTACACTTAGTTCTCTCCAGTGGGACATATCTTTTAAATCCTTTATTGTGGACATCATATCAGGTGCAATAGTACCTATTGTTGGTTTATGTTTCTCACACAAAACAGGATAACTACTAGAATCAAACTGCTCCATGATAACCGTACATCCTTTAATTAGTGCAGGTAATGAATATAGAAATAGACCATCAATTGTGGATGGTGATGTTTGTGACATCACTACATCTTCTGGGTCCATGTTGTATAAAATTATACTATTTAAACAGGAAAGTAAACATCCTGCGGCCAAATGAGCGACTGCTTTAGGTTCATCTGTTAGATAATCAGTGAACAATATGGTATAGATTCTGTCAGGTCTATTCACATAAACTAATCCCTTATCATGTGGTTTTAATGCTAACGCATCTTCCTCACTCATTATGATGTGGTCTGGTGAACTTGCCTTGACAATTCTATCTAATTCATCTTTAGATAGATTTGGAACTGTTGGCATAAAGGTAATACCTAAGATTTCACAGGCTAGAATCATTCTTACATAGTGATATTCTTTTTCACTTGCGAACAAAATACGTTCGCCAGGACTCACTGCCGTTGATAAAACTGCGGCTAATGTCTCTATACTATTGACAAATTCAGTATAGTTATATTGCTTTTCTTTACAGATGAGTGCAGGCTTAGAGCCATTAACCCGTGCCTGTTGTTTAATGGCTTCGAATATCATATATACCATTGTACTATAAAAAAAGAAGGAAGTCAATAGACTTCCCTCTTTTAGAGTGATTATTACTGTTAAATTTTAAGCATCTAAAGGCACAAAATCTTGTGCTTTTAATACTTTGAACATTTCAAGTCCATCTTCTAAAGACTTTTGGTTCAATCGACATCCACCTTTATTGAAGGTAGGTGCTTCTATGTCTTTCTCTTTGGCGAGAATAGTCATAGTATTCTCAAAATCTTCATCACCATCGAGTTTTCCAGCATGATAGTAGTTGATATAACAAGTTTTTCTTAATGGATGAAATGATACGTTATTAAGTCCTTTGATACTATCAATATTATTATATGAACAATACTTACTACCGTAGTTAGTGAATAGTCCAGTAGGACCCCACTTCTCTTCCATTACTTTACAGGCTTTCTCATCTCTACGAACTTGTTTAGCACCAGCATCATCTTGGTACTCGTCAATCAACTCAGCAGACACGTCTATCAAACCTTGGTCTTCATAAAACTTTACGGCTGTATCAACAGGTAATCTATAATACTCTGTAAGACCATTTGTTTTACATCTGACATTATCACACAGAATTTTGAAGGCATTCTCAACTCTCATTTGTTGCTTACGATTTTTTGATTCGTAAACTTTGAGTATTAGCCAGCCGATTGGTGCTTTAGTTCTGCCAAGTTCTGCAACTCTTCCGATATCTGTAGAGTCACTATTAATTACTGTGATACCACATTTAATTTCCGGGTCGAGAATTTCACCAGTAGTTGCATCAACCATCTGTAGGTTTATGTTTGGGTCTGAATGAAACTGCACACCAATGTAATTTAGGAATCTGCTTTTCTTATCCATTACGACACCTCCTTTAATAGTGAAATTAAACCTTGTGATTTTCTACCAGGCGAAGCATAGTCTTTACTATCTCTAGTTTTGATTGGATGACAACACTTACAAAGTGTTTGAAGATTTTCTTCTCTATTGTCATTAGGATCGCCATTGATATGGTCAGTGTCTAACTGCCATTCTGGGTCTATTACAGTTGTCGTGCATTCAAATCCTAGACGACCATCTTCATTTTCGCAAAAGTCTTTTCTATGGATTTTATATTTCCAATCACCCATTTGATATTTTATAAAATGATGTTTAGCACACACATACCCATCGCCACCAAATTCATCAGCAACCCAACTACTTTTTCGATATTTTGGATTTAAAGTGGTGTTCTTATTGTGTGCTTTTTTACTACAATTTGGAATTTCACAGGTTGGTCTCGTTGATATGTTACGCATTATGGGCCTCAATAATCAGTTTACCGTGTTTTTTGAAGAACTTCTCAATACAAGGAACTTTTCTAGGTTCTAGAGGTAACTTATAAACTTTAAGAGCAGTTCGTCCACCCAATACTGTCATTTCAGTATCAAAGTTTTCCATCATAAAGTTGAAGAAGTTGTTAGCCATAGCATATAACTCATCCATCTTGTTTTTGCCATTACGGTCAACAAAGTCCTTCAATTCGTAACATAGTGAAGTTGTCAATGAAAACATTGCTGAAATTTCTCTCGCCTCGGTAGTAAGTGTAGTCACTTTACCACTAAGAATATCAGCAGGAATTGGTAACTTTGCAGACATTCCCCTATGAGCCATGAACTTAGTAGCAACACCATCCCCAATTGTACCAGCAATCAAATCGTGTAAACGACTATTGCTAATTTCTTCGCCTTCTTTCGGTAACATTTCTGATACGAAAGTCCAAGAACGAGGAGTAGCAAAGGCCCTTGACGCAGTTCTAGGGTCAAAGTTAAATAAATCCATCTTATTAGATGTTAAGAAACCGACAACATCAGCATTGATTTTATTCTCTAATGCCCAAGTCTGCCAATCTTCAAAGTCAACACCCATTTCTAAGTGAACAAATCGGTTAGCAAGTGGACTAGGCATTCTATAAGCAACACCTCGGTCACTCTCTCTGTTACCAGCCGCAACAATTAACACATTGTCTGGTAGAACATAAGAACCTAATCTACGGTTCAGAATTAACTGATAAGCCGCGGCTTGAACTGATTGTGGTGCTTGATTCATTTCGTCAAGAAATAAGATAACTGATTCATATTGGTCTGCTAATTCCTGACTAGGTAAGTCTGAAGGAGTAGCCCATTCCATGGTACCATTTTTTTCGTTGAAATATGGAATACCACGTAAATCTGTAGGTTCCATCAGAGCAAGACGAAGGTCAATCATATAACCTGCACGTTCTTGTGTAATACTATCTACAATTTCTGATTTACCAACACCAGGAGGTCCCCAAATAAACACAGGACGTTTACGATTAAACGCATAATTAAGTTCGGCCCTAATATCACTAGGACGAACTACTCTTACATCTAAATCATTTGTTGATACTTTATTCATCTGAAACCTCTCTTTTTATTAAATATACTATTATTATAGCATAAAATCGAAATCTGTCAAGTTTTTGAAGTGTAAAATGTTTTGTTTTGCACCCAGAGGTCAATATCACCGTCTATCATTAGTAATTCAGCGGCAATCACCTCTTCAAAGAGAATTAATTTAGATTTTTTCAGATAATAAGGGGAATTTAGATATTTGTCTAGTATAAGTATCTGTTTTCCTGTTCCAGTAACGGTTTCAGACTTAATTACTATGGTGTATTTTTTGAAATGCTTAGAAACGACATCTCGACCAAAGGCTGATACTCTGAATCCACTATCGGACTGCTGGTTACCACTGATAAAAATATCATTTGGAGTTAATTCTTTTCTACCTGAGATTTTTCTAGTTGTATTTTTGTTAATATAAGAAATTAACTCAATCTTGTTCACTTTACAACTCTAATTTTTCGCCCTTTGTTAGTACAAATACTTCAAAATCATCACATCTAAACAACTTGTTCAATCGTTGTGCTAGATTGATTGCGTGTCCAGGATTACTGAAAGACACTTTTTTGTATTTTGGACCAGGAAAATTGACTAACGAGTTAAGGCTACGAAGATTAATCGCTTCTTCTTTGTGAAACACGGAATATACCGCGGTTGCTTTGAGTACTTGCTCACTACGATATGTCTGATTGTCTGTATGTTCTAAAATTATAGTGGGTTTAGGTCTAGCCATAAAAGTATCCTTAAGATTCGTTATACTCTTATTTATCTAATTCCAACAAAAACATCGTATATAATGGAATATAGAATCAGAATGATACTATTTGAATTTACCACCGTCAATTATCTTTTCTTCTGCTGAATCTTTCTTTTTGATATCTAATAGCAATAAAGCAATATCATTCTGAATATCATTTGCCTCTTTAATTGACAAACGAATACTGTTATCACCTTTTAAGTTTGCACGTTTAATCGTTGCTAATAGATTTTTTAGACTTTTATAAACCATCTCTTTTATTCTGTAATAATGTTTCTGTTTGCATTTCAGACTTAGTTTTATATGGTCCTATAAAATCACAAGTATCGAGTGTTTCAAGTTTCCCACCATAAAACCATCGCCAATCACTAGGAAAACGTACTCCGTAATATCCAGCAATATATACTATTTTACTTGTTTCACTTTTAGTATAAGTTGGAATTTGTTTTCCATCTTTTTCTACTGTACTAATATTGTATGCTACATGTTTAGACGGATATCCATCTATCATCGTCAACGAAGTGTTCCAACCACCACGTGGTCTTGGAACTTTATTTTCATCAACAATCTTTTTTGAAGTTTCTCTGGCTTCTAGTATTTTTTCACCAAAACGAGAAGTAAGTACAGATGTTGATACGTGTTCAGTGATACTAGTGTCATGCATTCCCAATATATCTACACTTCGTATGTTCAATTCAAAATCATCAGAAGAACATTTTCTTATTGTCCCTATTTTGACACCAGTATCTTCTACAATCCAAAACTTATCTTTAATTATTTCTGTCGTATATATCATTTTAAAGTTGATTTAAGTATTTTCCAAGTTTCTCTCCAATTCTTTACATGATGATATTCGGAATACTTATATGGACTATATTTGATTGCTTGTGCAATTCCATAATCATTACCACCAGGTTGTATATTGTCACCAAAGAATACTAATTTATCTTGAAATGTAAAATCTTTTAATATTTGTGCCTTATCCTTTCCTATCTCTATAATATCTAATCCAGTTTCGCCTGCTACCTGTGATACAATATTAAACTTCTTAGAAAATCGTTTGTTAAATTCATCAGAAAGTAACTGTCGTTCGTTAATTGATGTATCATACTTAACATACTTTCTTCGTTGTGCCTTTGTCGCATTACGACCAACAATACTAAAGTTCAGTAATCCTGGACGTGAATCAAAGTGTAATCCAGTTTTAGTATCAAAATTACTATTACGTAACTTCTTTTCTAAATACTTTTGTACAACAACTGACAACTCAAAATCTTTGGTATTGAATACACAAACACCCTTTTTATGTTTTGTACTACCTGAACAATTATACACGCACTTTACTTTTTTGAATACTTCCTTACCAATCTGTTCTATAGTTTTCTCCGAATTACTTCCAGTAACTAAATGTACCTCATGAGTGTGTATAAACTCTAAGAACCACTTTCGAAAATTTTCATTGATTTTTGCTCTACTAGGGGTAAGTGTTCCGTCTACATCAAAAATGTAGATGTGGTCATTCATATGGATAACTTTTGTTAAGTATAGATGCGATTTCATCAGGCGACTTAGCAAGATTTTGTAAATCATGTATCCCACAGAATTTTAAAAAATTCAAACCAACACCAGTATTTGTTTTTCGCACACTATTCTCAGCAATCGTTTCTACAAACTTCACTTTTAAATCCATTGGTTGAGCAGTTAAATCAATCAGTTGAACATTACGTTCAAAATCATCACGCACTATATGTTCTTTCCCATTGTGGTCTGTCCATCGCTGAAGCATAAAATTATTCCAGTTGAAACCACCCGTATCTTTATCTGCATATGCTTCTAACATACCTACTTTATTTCTAGTACCTTTCTTACGACAGCCAGGATATGCTGAAAAGATATTATCACTTGTGTCACCACGAATACATTTCTCAAACAATAACCATTCTGGATCTGGTGCTTCTTTAACTTCGCCCGTTTTCTTTTCTTTTATCGGCGTCATATTCTTATCATCTTTAAAGAAACCATCTTTAGTAATAATACGATTTTGTACACCATCGTACATAGTTACGTTGTCTGTAATCAATTGTAAATAATCACTATCACTTGATACAATAATATGATTATCGTTTGGATGTGCCTCAACAAACAGAGCAATCATATCATCTGCTTCGGCTTCGGGATTCTGTAACAACGTTACATTTGTTTTTTCATCTAGGAATCTAATCATATCATCATATGATTGAAACATAATTTCATCTTCTTCTTGCTCTCTAACACTCTTGGCCATTTGAGCAACTTTTCTGTTCTTCTTGTATGGTTCATAGAAATCTCTACGCCAACTGCGACCTTCTAAACAAAACACGGCATGGTCTGCATTAAATTTGTTATAACATAATTTAACACTACTAAGCATTATATGATATGCCATACCAATTTTCATATCAACATTCGCACCACGCATTGCTACGTGCTTTGCACGATGATACATATTGAATGAATCTACTAGAATAAAGGTAGCCATATCTTATGAATACTCAGAAGTATTTTCGTCTGTTTTAATCTTACTAATGATTAGTCCATCTTTACTATCGGTCATTACACTTTTTCTGACACCCTCTTCGTCTTCTAAGTCCTGAAGAACTATATTTTTACACAAATCACTAAACCAATTATCAACAATTTGGTCTTGCTCTACTCCGTCATATCCAGACTTTGCAAGATATTCTACAAAGTTATCATTGAAATCTAATTCAAAAAATCCTTGACCGGGTGAATCTTTATCTAGTTCCATGCCAACAACTCTGATATAATCTTCGCCGTTTAAGTTTGCCATATTCTTATCATGGACATGTTGGTCTATATGACCATACTTAAAGTTAATCTTTTCAAGTGCGATTGCTTGTTCTTTTTCATCAGCAATTCGCCTTGCTACGGCTCTTTCTTTTTCTTCTGGTGTGCCAAACCAAGTAGATGGTTTTACTATATCCATTTAATAATTCTCCTTTTCATATTTCAACCAATCTTTGTTTTTAAAATCGTAGTCTTCATACCGCCAAACTTCTTTGCCATCTTCATCTTCAATCATAATCCATTCAATGTTAAAGTCGCCTAGTCCGATTGGTGTACTATTTTCTGGTTCACGATCCATAGAATTTTCTCCTAACTCATCAAGTAAGGCATCTAAGTTCTCTGCTTCTTCACCTATAACATCAAAGAATATTTTCTCTGGTTCGTGGTCATAATAATTAATTTCCCAAGTTACTGAGAAATCTTTTAAGTCGTTTGATACTACCATCCTATTTTCTCCCATGGAACATCTTTGTCACCAAAATGTCCGTATACACAATTCTTACTATATTGATGGAAGTTGAATAAATCAAATCTATCAATAATACCCTTTGGTGTTAAGTCAATATTATCATCAATAAACTTTTGAATTGTACGATTGTGTCCATTCGAGTCTATATAGATACTTGTTGGTTCTTTAACACCGATAGCATAACTTAATTGTATTTGACACCAATCTGCCATGTCATCTGCTACTACATTTTTCGCAATCCAACGTGCCATGTATGCCGCACTTCTGTCTACTTTTGTGGGGTCTTTTCCACTAAACGCACCACCACCATGAGGAGCATAACCACCATAAGTGTCTACAATAATCTTTCGTCCTGTTATTCCAGCGTCCCCATCGGGACCACCAATCTCAAACTTACCCGTAGGATTGATGTGCCATATAGTGTCACTATCAATCAAATCTTCTAGTATGTAAGCACCAGCCAGTCTGGCTTGCGCCTCTGCTTCATCTCCTCGACCTACTACGTGTTGAGTCGATATTACTACTTGGTCAGCACGTTTTACTTTACCACCCACATATTGTAGACTTACTTGGGATTTAGCGTCTGGAAGCAAGGAATCAGCGCCTGTGACGCGGTTTTCTCTAAGTTCTTTAAGTATCTCATGTGCATAATAGATAGGCGCTGGTAGCATTGCCTCGTTATCATTACACGCATAACCAAACATTAAACCCTGGTCACCAGCGCCAAAATCGTCAGTTCCTAGTGCGATATCACCTGATTGTGAATGAATTTCATTGTAAATTTTTAGTCTATCCCAATGAAATCCTTCTTGCTCATATCCAATATCTTTAACTTTATTACGAACGATTTCTGCTACTTCGTCCCTGGTTACATTAAAGTTCTTTACTTCACCTGCCAACGTTACATGGTTGGTAGTTACAAGTGTTTCTACAGCAACCCGTGTTGTTTCATCACCATTCTTTAGTCCTGCATCAACTAATGCATCACTAATTTGGTCTGCAACCTTATCTGGGTGTCCATCACTAACACTTTCGCTTGTAAAAATGTAATTATTCATTCAAATCCTCATTAAAATAGTTAATATTCCCTACTATTATATCAAATAATAGGGCAAAGGTCAAGTGGTTTAATCTATTGTTCTTGTAATATTGAGTACACGTCATGCCCTGCATCACGCAACTTCGCACCGCCACCTAAAAACTCAAGTTCCATTATACTTAATATGCCTACAACATCTGCTTCAAATCTATCTATTAATTTAACAACAGCCTCTAGTGTTCCACCTGTTGCAATAACATCGTCTATAACTAATACTTGGTCACCTTTATTCATTGCATCTACTTGTAAGTGTAATTCATCAGTTCCGTATTCTAGTTCATATTCAGTAAATATTGTTTTGCCTGGTAATTTATTTTTCTTTCTAGCCATTGAAAATGGTATGCCAGTTTCTGAACTTAAACAACCAGCCATCGGAAATCCACGTGCATCCAAGCCAACAATTCTGTTAAATTTTATATTATTATCAGAGATATAATCATTAAACAATGACATGACATCTTGTATACCTCTAGGCGCATTAAATACACTTGCCATATCCTGATAGAGTACCCCAGGCCTAGGATGGTCTGGTATAACCCTAATCAGATTTTGTATAGTTTTGGGAGTTGGTTTAAGAATACTCACTCGCTTAGAGATAGTTCTTCTTCTAGTTGCGTGATTTCTTCTTTTAAATGTAGTTTCTTTAATTTCAATTTAGAAATAACATTATCTCTGGAGTGCATATTATACGCCGTAACTATACCATTATCTAAATCTCTGTGTTGTTTTTTTAAATATATAAGATGTGTGCGTTTATTTTCGATTGTGTCTCTTATCATCCACTTCTCCTATAATTATTTTTTTCTCATAGTCTTACTCAGTGACCTGCTTTTGCTGGAAGAATATACTCATACATACCTAAACCACTATCTACTTGAATCATCATAGCACCTTGGTCTGAGATTTTCATATTCATTGTACTTGTGTCACTTAATCTAAGAATAGTAAGAACTGTTGACAGTGGAAAACTCCAGCCCGTCTTTAGTTCGCCTTCGACATTTGATGCAAATGGAAGTTCTACTTTATCTGTTGAACTATCACCAATATAGAAAACTAGATTGCCTTTAACTGTTCGTGCAGTAAGCAAAGGATCAAATGCACCTAGAATACCAGCAAAGTATTGTAGGTCTTTGATTGCTTTTTGTGTTGGCATGATATCTACATTCCAATTTGCACCTCTAAAACTTGCTGTTTTAATTTGTGCATCCACTAATTCACTTACGATTACACGATATGAACTATCAAACCCACCCTCCATTGAGAAGTTTAGTTCAGTAGTAACATCTTCACCATTTCGTGATTCTGTACCTACACTTACATCGGCTTCTATGGGATTGCCTTCTTTGTCTTCACTAGTATAACTAAGTAATCCACTTAAGACCCCTAGTCGACCTAGACCAAACTTTCCTTCGAATTCAGGAACTGGTGCATGTAATTTACCTCGCAACACAACAGTACGGTCATCGTCCATTGCATCGATTGTAGTACTTTCACCATCTGTTGTTACTTTAGCCGCTTGGATAATACCAAGGGAATGTGTATGTTTGACAATATCTTTTAGAATATCACGCATTTTCTCTCCTTTTATTTGATTATATTAATTATAACACATTTTAAGACCACTTGTCAACCTATAAATCGAATAGATTATCAAATGTTTCTGATGCATTTGCATCACTCATATCCCAATTTAATACTCCAATTAGGTTATCTAACTTCTTATCAACAATTGTTTGTTCCATTAAGTCATGGTCAAATGGCAAATCTTGAAACCACTGAGGTATTTTGGTTGCGTCAACAGGATATGCGACACTTTTCAGTTTAAATGTGTTTGGCTTTAGTTTACATATAATACACTTCATGCCATCTACAATTTCTACTGCATATCTATCTTGGTTAAGTTCTCGTAACATATTCCAGTTTAAAGCGGCAGATACATGGCCAGGCAAGTGAACTTTATCTTTTTTAGTTTTATCGCCGCCAATACGCATATCTCTGGCTAACGCCTTCTTGGAAGCATTTACTCGATTTTTATAAGAAGTCAAATTGTTTACACGTGTTTGTGAACCTTTTTCCCAACCTGGTTTTGTTCTAAATTCTTTCTTAAACTTTTTAACCATCTCAATGACCTCTTCACGTGTGCCATCAGTTAAGACGGTCAGCAGAACTTCACTTAAAAAGTTTTGCATATACGATGGAGTATCACTTCTCTTTATGTCAATGCCCATTACTTTTACCTTACCAGGCGAACCATCTACATCACGGCGAACACCATCGTCATCATACATAAGCAATGCGTATCGTTTCTTTTTAATGAAAATACCCATAGTCGAACAATTCTCACGACCTGCAAGAATAATCTCTCCCTCTTTTCTAGGAACATTAAAGAATGTTTTCATAAACTCTGGAAAACTAACATTGACTTGATTTGTAACTTCGTCATACAATGCTAATACTTTGTCTTTGTCCCATTCAATAGTGCCATCATCAATCTCTTGTTTGTAAACAGGATACATAGAATAATAGATAGAGTCTGTGTCACCATATATGACTGCTGGACCCTTATAGTCATATTTGCCAACGATTACTTCATTACACTTTGCACCCATGTGTCTTGTTATACAACGACCCGTGAGAGTTGTTGATTGTCCGATGCGTTTATCGTAAAAACGACATCCTTTATTTAACAATGCGCCATACAACGAGTTCAAGTTAATCTTTTTAACTAACTGCCGCTTATCCCAGTGGGATATTCCAACTGCATCGTTTGCCTTAATCGCTTCTTTCTTTTTCTGTTGCATTATTTGTCGTTCTGCGTACCATCTCTCTAATAAACTAGGAATGATACCTTGAATATCTTGTTTAAATATAGTACCATTAGCAGTAATAGTCCAATTCAATTCACTATTAAATATTAAATCATATGCTTCAGCACCAGTAAGTTCCTGAGTAGTTTTTTGTTCTTCAAAGGGTGCATCTTCAAGTACTAAAGTAATATTACTTGCCTTGTCCCTTTCATTTACTAAACGAAATTCTTCTGAACTAAATGTTTCGTCCCATGCTTGAGCGGCACCGTAAGTTTTTGCTCCAGTTTTTCTTCCTTCTTTTATTCTATCACCAATCAGTTTTTCAGTTATGTCGGGTCTTAGTTGACCAGCAATAGTTTCGGGAGACATATTCATAGCACGAATAACTGAAGGATAAAGAGAGTTAATATCAACACCTGCTACCCAACGCTGTAAACCTGCTTTAGGTACTGCCACAAATGCACCAGCGGCCTTTTGTAATTCAATCTCATAAAGTTCTTCGTCTGTATAATCTACATCATCATCTGACCAAGTGCGTGACTTTCTATCAGGAACAACCATGCCACGTCTATGTGCTTCGTTGATAATTGCTTGTTCTGTAACAGCAACTGCACCCATTGTCGTTTTGATATTCACTGTGTTATCGTGTGCAATCTCGTTTGCTAGTTCGATAAATCTTAATTTCTTGTCAATCTTATTAAGCAACGCAACGTCTTGTCTATTGTATTCTATAAATTTATAAAAATCATTATTATACAATTGGTCTAACGTGCCATCATATGCAACCTTCTTTTCACCAACTTCGTGGTCACCAATTGTGTCAAGTGCGTATGAATGCATTTCGTGATATGTATACTTGCGATAAAGTTCTAGGTAGTCTAAGTGAATACGTCCAAATAAATCAAATGTCTTGTGCTTCTTACCATATTTGATAACTTCACGAGTTTTAGGTTCCAAATCCCATAGACACAACTTACGTGTATGTGATTTACTTAGTACTGAAGTTATTCGATTCACAGTATATGGAATATCATAACCCTCAGAGTTCCAACCAGTTAACACATCAGCATCTTCGATGACATCTAAAAAATCATTAAGCATATCTGCTTCACTTAGATATAATTCTGTATTGTCGAATTGTTCACAAATTCGTTCTGCTTCTTTAAGACCATCGCCGCTTCTCATTGACTTGGGTGGAATAACAAGAGTGACCAATAAGTCAAGCCATTGAAGATGAACAGATATTGCTGTAATCGGCATGAATGGATCACTAGGGTCAGCAAACCCTCGACTTGCATCGAAGTCTGTTTCAATATCGAAGAATGCAGTATTTAGAGTTGGGGAATTAATGCCGTTGTAATGTTCACTTAAACACTTTACTTCTGGCTTCATATCACTTTCGTAAAATGTTTTGCCAATATTTATTTTTCGTTCTTTATGAAGGTCTCTAAGACGTTTACATTTGATTTGACGTACTTTATCGCCGTAAATACTTACATGGTCCCCACGTGGGTCTTTCACATAGAAAGTACGCCACGCAGGATAATCATTGTAAATTCGTTTACCGTTAATTCGTTCTACAACCTGGACAATATCTTTATCTTTGTTGTAAAATGCATCTACATAACTCAAAGAGTTCGTCCAACAGTTTCAAGAATAGTTTCCATATCTTCGAAGTCTGCTCGTGTTTCAGTCAGTTTGGCCTTATGTGCTACCGAGATTGCTTTGGTTAATACTGATGGTTTTACATCTATTTCCTCGGCAATTGCTCTCACAGTATCACGTAATCCACCTTTAAGGTCATCTACTTCTTGTAAAACTAGGCAACCTTCGTTTACTAATTGTATGAGTCTGGCTTTTTCTTCTGTATTGATTGCGTCAATTGACATATAAATCTCCTATAAGTTGGGCAATAAAAAAGAGTGATTGCTCACTCTTTATATATTAACATAGGTGACTTAAAAAGTCAATAGAAATCAATGATTATTTGGGATTCGCTTTATTCATTGCTTCTTTCATCATTTCTATCGCCTTATCTTCAGGTGAATACTTTGATGCTCTAAGTGGATTACCGAAGCCAGAACTTTGAGCGGCTTGTGAGAATGCTCCAACAACCGCTTTTTTGAGTCCTTTGCCCAATCCTTTCGTCTTGTCTTTCATTGCATTTTTCTTTACATCTTTTCTTGCTTGTGCTATTAACTCATCCCCTTTTACTTCTTGGTCCCCTGTAGGTTGTCCAGTTCTGTCGTCTTTACCATCACCATCTTTGTCTTTATTATTAGGATCTTTCTTTTTCATATTTATAATCATCTTGCCTTGTGGACTATTTGCGTCATGCTCTTTGCCAAACTTGTCTTTCACCATATTTCCTATCACTTGTCCTGCTACTGCTTTTATCACTGGTGCTACTGCTATTTCTAATAATTCACCATCTTTTGAATATACTTTTTTATTTTCATACTTAGAGGCAGTCACTGTTTGAGAATTGCTTCTACCCTTATATTGATTATGGGAATCCAATGAATTTTGAGGCGTTTCCTCGTCAGTGTCTTTAGAAGCCAGAGATGCCACTGCGCCTGTCACTGCTAATTTACCTTTATTTGCTAAGCCTTTTTTGCCTACTTTAGTAATCATAGGAAGTATCCCTCTTGCTACCGCACCAACGGCTGGCAAGAAAAACCACTCATCTAAACGACCTTCATTAATTGCTTCATTAAATTTTTTAAATGCGAAATTTGACAATCTAAGCATACCTTCTTTAGTTCTTAACATATCGTCAAGTTTTCCTTGAGTTCCAGACTTAACTGCGTCATATACTTGTGAGACTGCTGATGCTGTATATAAATCTACTTTCATTTTACCATCATCAAACTTAACTTGCATGTTTTGTTTGTCTGCTACAATCTTCTTAATTGTGTCGATTGCTTTGTTGCTACTCTTTGGTCTTGCACTCACCATCTTTATAAAGTCATCTCTGTCTTTAATTGCGGCTGCATCTGCATCTGTGGCTTCTTTTACTTTCTTACTAAATTCGTTTTCACTTTTCAAGGATTTGTTAAGATGTTTAACCACTTGTTTGTCTGTTGCATTTACACCGTCTATCTTGTGTGTCAATGACGTTTTATCTATCTTGTTAGGGACTATAGGAGTGCCTGGCGCATTAACTCTTCCTTTGTTAGCAACTCTATTGCTTGTATACTGTGACTGTATTCGCTTACCACCAAAATTGCCATCAAGCCCAAGACTCGTATCATGACCTTTTGAGGAAACGTTATAGTTAGTATTACCAATCTTGCCACTGCCACTTATTTGTCCTGATGACCCATCTTTATTTAAATGATTGTTAACATTTAAAGTAGCGCCACCGATTTTACCATGGGCTCTAATACTGCCCGTTTTTTTGTTTGCGATAGCAGTTGTGCCACCTATTTTCGTATAAACTTCATCGGGTCCAAACTCATTTATTGTATCTTCACTTATTTCTATTTTACTAGGGTCAAATTCCATTGCACTAATGTCGTAATATCTGTTTAACAATTCAAAAATCTGGTCTTCTATAGTTGACTTAGGATTAACAATTATGTTTCCGCCAATGTCTCCATAGTTAAAATATACTTCTTCGTCACTGATACCTTGCTTTTTCTTTGCCTTTGCAATAAGATTGTCCCACTCTGTTGTGTCTACATTGGGATCTCTTCCTGTTTCAGGATTATAGGCTTCTTTTGCACATACTTCTTTTTTAGTTTTACCTGCTTTTTTCATTGGCTCTTT